AGGATAAGCTACTAGCATATTTTGAGTCTTGAGATTGATCGGCTGTTTATCATAGAAAACCGCCCAGATGCCTTCACTGCTGAGTATCTGATCACTCTTGTAGTTGGTTTTATTAACGTGCTCTAACAGCACATTTGGTTTTGGTCTTGACATTATATATGTTTCTCCATATATATTTATGCCAATTATCTGAGTATATAATTAGAATTTACTGCCGCCCAATTGGACGGTGATGACTTCGTTGGCAGATTCTTTTTTGACTTTGGCTAGTTCTTGTATCTGTGTCAGCAGTTCAAAGATTTCAGCATGTATATTACGTGCTTCTACTGCGGTCAAGGTCAGATCTTTAGCACCTGTTTGATTTAGGACTTTAATCTTGTTATTAAAGTTCTTCAGATGCAGGCTTAATTGTTGTTCCAAATAGTGCTCCATTTGCGATCCTTAGGCGTTCTTGCATTTCCTCTAGCGTGTCGTATGGACCTGCATAGGGATAGCGATTAAGTGTGATTAGTTTAGGACAGTATGATTTAACCCAACCATTGTTGAATTTAACAATGTAGTAACCAGCGCAGAAAAAGCTCTTTGACTTATTACCTTTGGTATAGATAGGTAATTTGTGTTTGACATCCCATAGGACGTTATTGGGTTTATGTTCACAAGGGAATCCATAAACAGTGTTGCTTTCTGTAATAATACGCTTGGGAGGAGTTTTATCTACAATGATGTTATATTTGTCACTGAGCAACTTAAGACTAGCAAATTGTTCTCGAGTCTGATCATGCTGATAAACCACGCCTTGTGGATTAGTTAATATGGTACCAACCTGGTGACCATTATCTTCAACCACCCAACATTTATTTTTAACCACTGCTTTAGCCAAGAGTGACATAACTGATAATTCCTACGTAAGTTAAATAGTGCAGAGCTTGATCCGCGCCAAGCCAAATCCAGAACTCTCGATCTGCTGAGGTAAGTCCCCGATTCAATTGCTGTTTAAAATAATCTATATGATAGTGTAAGACAAAGTCCGCAAATGAAAGTGCGATTATTGTATTTGCGTCAGAGCAAAAGAACACTAGGATGAAGAAAGTAAAACTAGCATGAACCAGACTATGATGGACACCACCAGTGGCACCATAGATACCTTTCTCTCTCAGCATATAGTCATACTGCATCAAGAAATCAGCGATGAAATGCTTGATGCCAAATAAGGCTAGTAAGATGAATACTGTTGTGGTCATTTGTAAAATACGCTACGACTCTTAGGAGTTTCCCACCAATCAATGTGGTCAACTGTTACGTTCAATGGTTGCATTTTAATATCTACTAGGTCAGCCATCCAGCCAGACAAGTTTTCACTAGTTGGAACAAAATTCACAACCATAAATCCTTCATAGTATTCATATTCTGGAGTATTAGGATCTAAGTCTGACAAGTCTAAGTGCCACCCTGCTACATGAGTAGTGCCTGGAACTAATATTGGATAGCGAACACGATCGCCTACAATTTGACGATATAATGGATCATTTAAATCAATAACAAATTGATGATCGATATATTCATTGATCCATTTCTTCAACCATTCAAGATGACGGAAGTCGGTTACCATACCAGTAGCATCTAAATTACCATCTTGGCTCTTTAGATATACCTGCATCTTACCTTCATGCCCATGTAGGTGACGGCAAGCACACTTTAAGTCTGCCGCATATTCACCATTTAGTTTCTGTGTCCAAACTCTGTGTCCATAACAGAATTCAAACGTTTTATCAATTATCCAAGCCATATTAATCCTTATGATGTTGCCAAAGTTGATCAGTGCCACCTAAGTGGCCCCAATCGCTGTCTACTGTCATCCTACTGCTGATGCCACCACGTGGGCGATATTCAATTTCTATACGGATACGATCTGGTTCATACGCCGCCTTGAGATCTTTATACATAACATCCAATGCACGTTCGTAACTTAATCTAGTGTCACGGTATTGGAATATATACTGCTTAAGACTTTTTAATTCAATAGTCTTGTCTTTACCATAGAACCAAATAGTAACATCACCAAAGTCGGGCTGATTAGCACCACCCAAGAATGTAAATTCTGGTATGCTGATACGTTGTTCATATCCCTTAGCGGCATTAGGTAGGCTTTTAAGTATGCTACCGTCTATACTATCCCAAAGTTTCTTTTCCATTCTTTTCCTTAATGTAATGTTTGTTCCAATCATACTGTGAATCCAAGTGACGTTTATCATGGAAGTGCGTAGGACCATCATAGTAGTCTAGGCCAAAATGTCTTCGCAAGTTCTTTTGATCAGCTTGGCTACCACACATGTCGGCACAACGTTCACCAACCAAACGATAAAAGTGCTCAAGATTGTCTGTTACTGGCAATCCTGCTTGTTCTGCTAGTTTTTCTAATTCTTTAGTCATACTATATTATATTTAGATTTTTGACTAATGTCAAGCATATTTTAAACTAAACCAACTTGCCAATGATTCATCTTTTACATAATAGTGATATGCTGTTATGTGTTTCATATCATATCTACTACGTTTAGTGCCATTAGGATATTCTGTAGTTACAGTAATATGATATTCTCTGTCATTGGCTGCTTCTTTTAAAAAATTTTCAGAGTCTACAGCCTTTCTCCAATCTTTTTTATAAGGAACAGTGATTCTATTCCAATTCCAATAATCTTTTACCTTTCTTCCCATATTATTCCTTTCTTATTTTTCTTTGGGTTTCAAATCTAATCCACCACCACACTCAAAATTCTTATTACAGCGATACAAGTGTCCAGTCTGTGTGTTCATTACTATCACATCACTAGTAGCAGGATCAATATTGAATGCGTATAGGCTGTTGTTGCGGAACACCGGATCCGTGGTCTGTGCAGTCATCAAAGCTGCCATTATTGCTGATAATAATATTTCCATTATATGTTCTTCGCTGAATCTAGTATGCTTTCTAACTTGGCTTGTCGTTCCATCAGATGAAAAAACAATGCCAGAGTATTGGCCGCATCTACGTCTGCTCTGTGTGCTTTGCCTTTGAAGTGTAGTTTAAAGTAGCCCATGGCTGACGCTAGCCCGCCACTAGGTGCTTTACCTCGGGTCAGCATCAAGTATGTGTACCAGGTCTTAACATCTATCCAACGGCGGCCAAAATGCGGAAAATCTGCATGATTTTTGCTGAATTCTGCTAGTAATTCGCCACTATCACCCCCACCCCATGTAACTGGGTTGATAAAGACTTTATGTTCACGTATCAGCTCACTGAGCTCACGGGCAACATGTTCATGACTATAGCTTTCAGCACGTATATCGGCATCAGTGATACCTGTTAGATCATTGATAAATTCGCTGATAGGCTCCTGCGGATCTATAAACCATTTACGGACCACATAGTCTTCAAAACGTGTGTTTTTATCACCTATAGCCACACCAACCTGTATGATACGACCACTAGGTTGATTTAATTCTAGGTCTAATGCCAGGAACTTGCCATCTGCTATCATGCATGTTCTTTCTGTGGATAACTGGCCATCAACCATTCACTTATATTGCTGGCATTATCGCTGAGTTTGACCAGATCATATTTGCCACAGAATTTTAAGAACTGTGCGCCAACCATGGGCATGTTTTTAGGCACTTGTGCGGCCGCTATGGTTTCTGCCATTTTAACTTTGATCGCATCTGGTTGTGCTGTTAGATCAACTAAAACACGATTGCGTTCATAGTCATCTAACACACGATGCTCAACACCATTGTGATCAACCCAACGCTGTAGCATCATGTTGTTCCAATTATAACCTTTCTTATCTTTGTCACTGTAGGCTTCTTCTAAGCCAACTTTGTTTTTACTACCTTTAGTGCGCACGCCTGGAAATGCGGAGAATATGTTGTCAGTGGGATCACCACGCATACATTTTTCAAATAGGATAAACTGCGGGTTAGGGATCTTCTTAGGTTCTTTAGTTTTCTTATCAATAACAGGTTTACCTTTCTTGTCAAAGATACCTTTTAAAGTATGGAGCTCATCGCTGATACCATTGTATTGATTGACATTGTCTGCTAAGAGTTGATAGAAGTCTGTATCACTGGATATGATAGTATGATGATCATCTGGATGACTTTGTATCCACCCTGCTATAAGATCATCAGCTTCTAATTCACCGTGTTGTAGAACGCTACAGTTAGTTTTTTCTGCGACAAACGTTTTTAAGTTATCAAAGGTTTCCCAAAATAAACGATCTTCTTCTGCTTCGCTTTCAGTAAGTGCCGCACGTGCTACGCTACGGTTTTTCTTATAGGGTTCATAGAAGTCTTTACGCCAACTGCGTCCTTCTAAACAGAATATAACATGGTCTGCTTTCTGATCACGCCATGATTTATTGATTGATGCTAGGGTTACATGGATAGCAAAACCCAACTTATCCCAAGTATCTGCTTGGCGATGCGCTGAATGTCTTGCACGGAAAAATGTATTTGCTGTGTCTACTAATAGATATCTCATTTTGTAATTATACGCTCATTTATGATTTTTGTCAAATAATTTGCCCAAAATTGATGCGCATCTGAACCAAAATGATAACTATGAGGATTTACGGTATTAAATCCATTAGATTTTAAATAGTGGTAAAAAGTGTGACTAGGATCATAAGGTGAAATATAACAGTCGTTCCAATCATATGGTTTTATAAAACTATGGTTGAATGCATGAAGTGTATTAAAAAACAAATGTGGTATTTTTTCAGATTCTAGTTCTAAATGAAAATTATATATAGTTTCATGCCATCGTGCTACCGAACTAGTTCCGTCGGCCGTTACAACCCAATTTTTGTAAGCATCGATTACGTTTTTAGGCCAGAATTCTAAATCTTTCATACCAGCACTGAATTGCCAAAATTTGTTATCAATTCTCATTTCCTGACGTTCCCAGGTTGCCCATCCGATTATGATTAAATCTGGGCGTTGGCTCTTAAGGTAGTCATGTGATGTGCGTATAATGCGATCATTACTGCTGCCACTTTCGGCGTCAATATGAAAATCATATCCTAATTTTTTTGATATCAGATAACCAAAACTTACACTTAAATTATCTGGATGTGGAATGCGACCTAATTTTTTATATTTAACGTCATCATTGGCAAAACAATAGCTGTTAACAGCTTCAGCACCTGCACTATGGCTGTCACCGTTGACATATAAGATCAACTGATTTCTACCCTACCGTTACCTAGATCTTTGCGATTACTAGGTCGATTACTTGGGTCTGCCATTTCTTGCTCATAGTTTTCCATGACAACATTTTGACAAACACTACGAAACCAATTATCCACGATGTCTTGGTCTGTCTTACCTCGATATCCGGCACGTGTAAGATTGGCTACAAATTTGTCATTCCAATCTAATTCAAAACTACCCTGTCCTGGATTATCTTTGTCGATTTCCATGCTGATAACCTCTACCCAGGGTTCACCACGTTCAGTAGCTAACTCCTTAGGTGACTTTTTGACTTTTTGTTCTTTTAATGTAGCAGGTTCAGGTTTAGTGCCAAACAAGTCTTTGATCAATTTCTTTATCATATTAATCCTTGAATAAATCTATGGATTCCCAGGGTAAGTTAGCTTTACCAAAGTGTCCATAGTTGGTTGTTTGACTGTAGATAGGACGGAACAACTCAAATCTATTTATGATACCCTGTGGGGTAAGATCAACATTTTCACGTATCCAAGCAGTAATATCATTATCGAACTCGATACCCTTGTCTGTTTTAACAAACAAGCTAGTAGGCTCTTTAACACCGATAGCATAGCTGATTTGAACCGTTGCTTTATGTGCGCCTCGACTCGCTACAATATTCTTAGCTAGATACCTAGCCATATAAGCAGCACTACGATCAACTTTAGTAGGATCTTTGCCACTAAAAGCACCACCACCATGAGGGCTATAACCGCCATAAGTATCAACAATAATTTTACGACCAGTAAGCCCAGTATCACCATCGGGACCACCAATAACAAACCGACCAGTAGGATTAATAAGAAACTCAGTATCGTCATCTAATAGTTCTCCTGGTAATGTTTCTCTGATAAATTCTTCTACGTTAAATCTTAAAGATTCAATACTGATATCTTCTGTGTGTTGGGTTGAGCAAACTATTTTAGCTATACGTTTCACACTACCATCATCATGATATTCCATGGTTATCTGGCTCTTAGCATCTGGACCTAACCACGTAGCCCCGCTCTTGCGCACATCTGCTAGCATTTTAACAATCCTGTGGCTGTAATAGATAGCACTGGGCATCAGATCTGGTGTTTCGTTAATAGCATAACCAAACATCAGTCCTTGATCGCCAGCACCAAATGAGTCTGTGCCCAGGGCGATGTCTGCACTTTGACCGTGCATATAGTTATGGATCTTAGCAGTTTCCCAATGGAATCCATCTTGCTCGTATCCAATATCACGGATAACGCGACGCACAGCATTTTCAACTTCCTGATGATTGTAAATACCTTTGTATTCACCAGCTATGATAACTTGATTAGTTGTTACTAGTGTTTCGCAAGCACAACGATAAGCAGGATTCTGCTCACGCATCATTAGATCTAATACTGCATCACTGATAGCGTCTGCTACTTTATCTGGATGTCCTTCACTAACACTTTCACTTGTAAATAGATAGCTCATATTTTCCTTTTATTTGCCCCAACTGTTACCCCAAAGATCAACATGTAATCTTGGACTATAATAATAACCACGACGCATAGCTTCATCGGCTACATTAAATTTATTACCATCGTAGACTTTAACGACACCGCCCACTGGCATGATATAAACTACGCCTTTGAATTTTGCTTTACGATATTCTGCCACAGCACGATCTACTTCATCAAAGTCTGCAGGTGATTCAACTACAAATTTAAGATAAGTTGTACCAACACGTTCATAGCTCTTAACAATCTCTGGTTTGACTGCATCAGCCCACGTTTCACCACTTGCTGATAATTTAGCACTGACGCTGAATGTAATCTCTCTACTACCACGGTTCCATAGTTTCAAATACTTGGCAAAGTCTTCATGTAGTTCTTGTGTGCCGTTAGTTTCAAAGGTTAAGTTCTTAAGATTATACATATCTTTATGACTTAATAAGTCTGGATAAGCACGTTGCCAACCTAGTAACGGCTCACCACCTGTGATAACCAAATGTGTATCATTGCCATTGGGCATGATCCAGCTGTTGCTAGGAACCAAATCAAGCATACGTTTAACTACAGCATCAATTTCTAACAGTGGACTAAAGTTTTTAAATCTTGGATCCCAACTTGCATAACTGTCACAGCCTGTATTAACCAAAGGTAGTTCTTCATATATACGATATTTTGTAGGATCAATAAATTCACGCTCTGTGCTCATCTGTGTGCGATCCTTCATACCAAATCCACCACAGGTAAAGTTACAACCAAACGTTCTTAAGAATACACTAGGCACACCAATAAAGCGTCCTTCGCCCTGTGCCGAATAAAATATTTCTGATATTTTTAATTTGCTCATCTTATGATTATACTAGAGTTTATGGATAAAGTCAATTAATGTTCCCAGGGATAAACGATCCAAACGTCTTCTTCGGCTTTGTTTATAGTTCGAGCACAGTAATCAACCTTGCGACTGAACTTGCTACTTAGGTTATCAAATAACACAGCAAAACGAACATTTTTGCCCCAGATGGCATTTTTCCATGCATGATGATTGGGCAAACAACTATCTTGCCAATCTTGAATGATCCAATCAAGCGTAGCGCCTGTGTCATTGATATCATCTAAGATAAGGATATTTTTGCGTAGTGCAGGATCAGTTTTGGTTTCACTAGAGGAATAACCAAATGCATCCTCAGACATCCAGCAATTATGTTCAGTATCGGCATTATCACGTAAGGCTACTTTTAAAGCATGCATAGGAACGTCTAACGTATGGCTCATATACACAGCAGGGATTAATCCGCCACGTGTAAGTCCCACGATATAATCTGGTCTCCAATTATCTTTATACATCTGGAAACTGATCTGATTTACATATTCTCTAATCTCAACGTCACTTACATATAATTTTTTCATCTCATCAACTCCATGGTCATGATCTTAGCAATAGCATCTGTCTTGTGCTCTTCATCATCATTTATAATATGCATGTTTGTGGTCCATTCACTGCGCAACTTATCCCAGCGGCTGACTTCGAGAATCACACCACCTGTGGCATTATATATACGGAAATTGCTTTCTGGATTACGATCAAAGAAAGTAGGTGCATCACTTTTTATCCTTACGCTGTCTCTAATAGGTATGACATCATCACCCCAATCTTCAAAGCGTTCCACACCTAACCAATAGCAGATCTTACGTTTTAACCAACTCATAAATTATCCTTTATAAGCACGCACACTGGAGATCTTATCACCTTCAAATGTAATCACATCTACTACTAATAATTTTTCTGTTCCATTGATTAATATGTCTAATTCAGCAGATACTGTATTGCTGTCTTGATATAATGCTGTTGGAGTTACAGTAATAGTTTCTACACTGTCAAAAATATTTTTATTAGCTGTTGATACATTAGCTTTACCCTCGGCTAACCCGGTCCAATCACGCAATGAAGGATTATCTGTAAATAATTTAGCTAATCCATCTAGATCTTTACGGCTAAATGTTTCAAAATAATTAATTGCAAGTTGTTTTAAGTCACTCATCTTGGTGCAAACTCCTGTTGTAATTTAATATTATCAAAAAATTCTTTCTTGGTATTACCATCATCTTTGAATGCGCCTTTCAGCACAGTGGTCTGTGTCAACGAACTATGTGCCATAATACCACGGTTTTCACAGCATCCATGTACTGCTTGAATATATACAGCTACGTTTTCACTGCCGGTGGCTTTCATTATTTCTCTCGCGATGTCGTTAGCAAGTTCTTCTTGTAGAGTGCCACGACGAGCACACCATTGAGCGATACGTGTATATTTGCTCAATCCAATTAGTTTTTGTGCAGCGATAATGCCAATATATGCTACACCAGCCACAGGCTGATGATGGTGACTACACATACTACGTAGTTCACTACGGACCACCAACATACCTTCATAACGGTCTTCACTATCATTTGGAAAAGCTGTAGCATCTGGTGCTGGATCATAGCGTCCTGCCATGATTTCATATAGATACATTTTAGCCAATCGACGAGCTGTGCCTCGACTGTTTGGATCTGTGTGCCTGTCAATTAATAGACTGTCAAGAACGCCTTCAAATTTCTCAGTTAGTTCATCTACTAACTGTGCTCGTTCTTCATTGCTGATATATTTTGATACGTTATCACCTGCCCAGTATCTTGCACTGTTGTTCTTGATACGTTCAAGTATAACGTCACTAATTTTGTTACTCATTTATGTCTCCGATGTTAACCCAGTGGATTGGGATATGTTAATATTATATGATGTATTTAGGTCGTTGTCAAACTTATTTGATAATAATTTCACGTAGATCAGGATATTCTTTGTATTTAGGTTCTTGATTTATAGTTGGTAATAATTCTAATCCCCGTACCGCTTCTTCGATAGTGGGTTTATAGTGATATCCAACACGGAATACCTTTTGGTGCTCCCAAGGACTGATCGTTAGGTCACGACCATCATAGCGTTGTTGGATTAGTGTATCATATACTTCTACATCGTCAGTTAGCACAGCACCACCACGTCCAATACTTAATGGTTTATCAAATCCAAAGCTCAGGCATTGTAGTTGTCCTGCTCGATACATATCCTCTTTGAGTAATCTGGCACTGTCCCAGATACGTGTGCCTATGAACTGATATTCACCAGTCCATAACTTATCGCTATAGCTGTATTCGATACCTAATTTGTGCATGGTCATTGGTATGCTGAGATAGGTGTGTGCAGGAAATAACACACGACTGACCCTGTCAAATCTCAAACATAATTCAATAGCGTGTGTGCAACAATCTGTCATCACAGCATATGGCGCACCCGTGAACTTGGCCAAAGCCTGTTCAAATTCAAAGATCTTATCGAACATTGTTTATGAGATTAGTCGCTGAAAAGAAGTTTTTAGTCAATGATTCCGCAGTGGTCCGCACCACAGGCAATGTCTTTTCATAGTATTCCATGTGATATATGATCATATCAATAACTTCTGATTTGTGTATTAGATAACTGTCCCACGATTCTGTGTATTCACTAGGATATTTAAGTATACCGGTATACATTTCACTGTAACTTAATCGATCTGGAACTAGGGGAACAGCATCGACTAGAGTACCTTCATAACAGCTGATACCTAGTGTTTCTTGTAGGTTGGCACTGAAAACGACTTTAGCTTCACCTAACAGCTGATGATACTGATCTTTAGTTAACTGTTGATCTTGGCAGACTATCCATTCATATTGTGGTAATGATTTTGCTAGATCTCGGAAAATCTCAACCTGCTTTTCTGGTGCTATGCGATGTGGGAATAAAATAAGATCACGTTTTGGTAAATTCTTATATGGTGCCAGAATTTCTGGCATATATTCCATGGGCCAACCTGAGCGAATGACATGATTGGTCTGAACTTGATCATAGCCTGTTTCTAGTCCTAATAGGTTTTTCTCAAATATATCTATATGGAACTCAGTAGCAAAGTAGTTATGATCTATAGCATAGAAGAAACTTTTCTCAGCATGTCTGACCCATGGCGTATCACCAATCAATCTACCTAAGAAGTCCTGCGGATCATAACTACCAGCATGCCAAAGTGCATGAATGGTTACTTTTATTCCAAGCAACTCGCTCATATATTTTAGATTAATAATTCCAGGATGCCACGCATCAGTAAACAGAAAGTGATCACCAGGCTTGACAGCGCCAGAACAAAACAACCTTCCGATCTGCTCGACTTGATTGGCTTTGTATATATTAGTGCCACCGAAATTAAGAAAAGCACCAGGGGTAGTAGCACTTGGAATATCAGTGGGGCCACTGATGACGGTAACATCATGTCCATTCTCCTTTAATATTTTAGGCACATGGGTCTTCCATTGTCCTGTGTACCTTGTTTCAACCGCTTCTAGATCAACTAGGAATACAGACATTACTGTCCTCGATTATTTCGATTATAAACGACACCGTTACGGGCCTGCCATTGTTGGCGTTTCTTGCGGCGTTCTTGCCATTCTTTGTATTCTGGTGATCTGTATAGATCTGCTGGATCATACTTGATCATGCGGAAACGACAGTAGTTACACCATGCGTCTAGGTCATTGAAAATTTGACGCACTTCTGGCGTCATGCGTAGATACTTGTTTACCCAATTTGGATTTGCCACAATAAATCTCCTTAGATAGTGACAGATTGTAAAGGACGAGTATGATTATACTCAACATAACACCCATTTTCGCCATCTTCGGATACTTCTATCCAAACATCACGACCGGGATACTTTGCCGCAATCTGTAGATACAGATCATCAGCGATCATTTCACAGCTCTTGTAATTTAATTCTAGCACACCACTGTAGAGACCTTCAACCCAGCGTTTAAACTGGATAAACTCAAGCTCTCTATCATCATGGTATACATCAATACTTATCCTAAAGTGGAACATATGACGATGTGGGTGCGCTAGGAAACTAACATCTGCAAGTTTAGGATCTGAAGCTGCCGCAGGAAAACAATGGATACCTTCACGTTGGAAAGTGACCCACACTTTCTTTTGGCTAGCTTTGACGATCCTTTCTATCTTTTCGCGTTCTTCTAATATCATTTTATTATCTCATCTTTACCGTATTGGTCCCAATCAGTAAAAGTCTCTGTTGTTGTTAAATCACGTAGACGGTGGCACCAAACACCCGGGTTTGTTGCCGCGAAATCCTTGTCGTCTATCTTAATTGTAGCATTATATCCCAGCTGTGTCAAGTATGGTAATTTTACCGAAAGTTGTGGAATAAATCTGCGGTATTCTACCAATGGACCTTCTAGTAAGCCTTCGACACAATTAACATCTAAATCTAAGGTGCACCAATAGCCTGCATCAAGACATGCCTGTATCATGACTTCCCATTGTTTCCAAACTCTGGCATCATCGCAGTTAATTTTTGGAAAACTTTGATTAGCACCAAAATAGATGTGTCCACACTCTTTTTCTTTAGCCAATGCGATGATTTCTTCACCACGTTGCACACCTACAACAAATAATGTCTGCATACCGTATGCCGGAGTCCGTTCAATCTCTACACCAGTGAAATATGTTATGTTTTCTTTTACACCATCGGTATAATCACGTTTCATATTAGTTTAACTTTTCTTTGATAGTTTCAATTTCACGTTTGATGTGCGCCTTTTCAAACTTCATCTTGCCCATATATTCATCATCTAAGTAGTTACTATAACCGTGTTTGATCGATTCGTCAAGTTCTTTATGACGTCTTTCTAGTTCTGTTAAACGATTTTCAAGACTCATTATTCCCCCAATTCAGTTTCTAAATTATCCAAGTTAGTTTCATCTAAACCACTGTCATCTACATGATGTTCTTCTGGCTCTTCACTTTCAAATAGGTTATTAAACATAGTTGATGCATTAACAGTTTTCTTGCCTGTAGCACCACGTGTGCCAATGATACTCATCCAAAACTTGCTAAAATCATCAATAATTGCCAGTGCTTCACCTTTGTTACTAGTAGCAAAAATAGCTTCAACTACATCTTTAAAGTAAACACGATTAAATGTTTCTTGCACTAGCATACGTGGAGTAACACCTTGATCGTATTGGCGATTGGCTTCTTGCACTGCTGTCAAGTGACTCCAAACATTGTGCCCCATCTGGATAGCATAACTGAAACTATCCCACGATGTCTTACCTTCCTTGCCAATCTTGTTTAGATCACCAGGCTTATAAATGCAGACATCTTTAATAGTGCAACGTTCGCTAATTGGACTATCTGTAAAACCAGCAAATAGATTGTCTTGAAGCACTGCATCACGGAACCTGCGGGAGTCTGTAGAATATTTTTTATCGTCGACGCTAGGCACCATACGATAGACCCATTTTTCTCTGTCTTGGATTTCTGTTTGGATATAGATCTGCCCATTAGCACTAGCCAAGAATGGACTAGCGCAATCAAACGATATTGTAAAGTTTTCATTGTGATACTTTCTTACTGCTCTCTGTATGTCTGTTAATAGGCATGCCCACTCAAGTTTACTTGTGCCCAAGAAGTGCATCCAATCATGTAGACCTCGTTCAAGTAGTCCATCAAAGCGTAGTTCAACTAAGCGACGTAAGACTAAATGCACGTCACACATGTTCTGTCCACCCATGGCCCAACCTTCAAATGGTTGTGCGTATTGCTTGGGATCACAATACTTCTTCATGCGATCATACCAATCGTCTGCGTCTGCGTGATTCTCACCTTGCAGAACATTTAGGAACTTACATGCGCCTGTGCGATTCTTCATGAAGTAATCGTTATTGATGTAAGTGCCCTGCACTGCTTCGATATATGTATTGATACCTGTGGCTTTACGACCAGCTGGACTACGGGCTACCCAAGCTGGAATATCTAAGATCATACCACGATCCATATACGCATCCATCCAAGTAAGAACTAGTTCACGTTTCTTCTGTGCTTTAGGACACGTAGGATCTTTCCAATCACCTTCCCATACACCTTTACCAATCTGGAAACCACCACTATCACCTAAGATAAAACTACGGCTACGATCTCTGTTTCTGACCATGTCTTCTTTTGGGCTGTGTTTGTTTACATCTAACTCAGCATGACCTGCTGAGTATAAGGCCCATTGATATGGAAAGTATGCGGCATCTGGATTGAGCCAGTTAAGCCCCTCAATACCGTTCTCAAAGTCCGCCGGAATACGTGCTGGATCTACGTAGTTAGGGTCATGCCGTTGTTTGCCTACATAGGTGGCATAGAAACCACTCAGTGCTGGCAAGAATACAGCATAGTCTAATTGCTTGCTGGTTAGATTATCTCTTTCCACGATTATTTGCTTTGTGCTGGTAAGATGTAGTTATAAGTCGCTAGTCCTGAATTAACAGTGATCTGTGCCGCACCTTCATCACTGATACTAAATTTCTTATCACCTGCTAGATTTAAGATACTTAATACAGCATTAACTGGCCATGACCAATTTTTACTTAGTGTACCTGTAACACCTGCTTGGAATACAAAGTTACCTGCGTGTGAACTATGATCACCAAAACTTAATTCCAAATTACCGTTATTGGTTTTAGCAGTAAAATTTGCTTCTTCTGCGTTAGCTGACGCTTGGAATTTAAGTCTTTGGATATTAGCCACTGTAGGTTCAAATTCTACATTCCATGTTACTGCTCGCATCTTAACTGTTTTGAGTTTGTCATTAACAATCTCTTGGCTCATAAAACGATAGTCGTTCTTAAAGTCACCAGCGGCATTTTCAAAATGTAAGCCTACTGCTACCTGTTCACCGTTGCGATCTTGTTTGGTGATCGAAATCTTAGCATTATCCTTATACTCTGGAATGCCTAAGATAGTGTTTAGTTTGCCTAAATTCGGCATACCAAAAGTGCCAATAAATTCTGCTACTGGTCCGTTTAGTTTAGCTTGAACGATGACACTACGGTCTTCTGCTAGTGCTTCAATGTTTGTTTCTGTGTCTGTGCCTGATACTTTAACTAAGTCAATAATGCCTAAGCCATAAGTGTTTTTAACGATGTCTAATAGATGGTCTCTCATGTGTTTCTCCTTTGATAATTGATTATATATGGTTTATTTAGATCTTGCAAGTGGTTTGATAAAATTATTTTGTTAAAACCTCTCCTACAGCTTGTTGTCGTTTTATCGTGCATAATACACCTGGCTTTTTAATTTCGCCCCAACTGACCCAAGTTTTTCGAATGTCTTTAGTTTCAACATCTATAAATGTAATAATTTCAAATCCAATATCAGATATCATTTTGTGTAAAATAGGTGTAGTCATCCAACAAGCTTCATTATCATCAACCATCTGTGCAGATCTTTCAACATCACAGTTGTTATAACTAAACATAAATACTCCGCCTGGTCTTAATAAGGATAAAATTGATCTGAGATATTTTTCAATTTGATCCGTTGGTAGATAATTTAAAAAATCCCAACAGAGAATAAATCCAAACTGATTTTGTGGTATCACTGTTAAATTATTATCTGTAATTTTATACAATCGAAGTCTTCTTCGATAAATCTCTGGGTAACTAACAATTGATTCTGTTAAATGTTCCATGTCGTCACCGATTAAATATAACGGATCATTAGCTACCATGCTGTTAATACGGTCCTTGGGAATTGCATATTCCGATAAAATTTTATTATTTGAATATTGAAAATATCTACAATTCAACTGCATGCCAGGAAACCGCCAATCGCTATAACCACTGATTCTGCTTAGTATTAAATTTTCTAATTCCGGATTAGTTGATAAAAATTGAGATGTGGTTGCTTCCGGTTGTATAGTGTTTTTAACCTGTAGATCGATGTCTCCTTCGACTTTTTTAATTGATTCTAATATTACATTGATAATATTGTTATTTTTATCTAATAGATTTTGATAAGCAGACACAAATCCGTCTATATAACTATCATATTCGGGTAAATTATGTCTACATCTGATAATCTCAGTCAGTCTCTTTTTTTCAGAGATAATATCATCTATAGACAGATCTTTAATAGTGTCTCGAAGGTCATTTCTAAATTTTACTAATTCACTTAGCTTGGCCATCATTCAAACGTAAATAAATTGTCAAATGTTGTGGCGATCTGTGTGTTCTCTGCGATCTTCCAATTCAACACACCTAATAAGTTTTCTACCTTTTGATCTACGATACCAGTTTCCATGCTGGCATCATCAAATGGTAATTCCTTAAACCACGCTGGTATGTGTGTTTCATCTGTAGGATAACCAACACTGCTATAACCCAGTGGGTTATCTTTTAATTTACACACGATGGTTTTCATTCCATCGACGATTGACATTGAATAGTTATCACCCATCATACGTTTTAAGTTATTCCAATTCATAGCCGCACGCACATGTCCTGGCATGTTGGCTTTACCTAGGCGTTCTTCTTCCTTGGTATACTTGGTCAGGTTGTTGACACGTTTAGGCGTGCCTTTCTCCCAAGCTGGACGCTCTGTGAATACCAGTTTAAACTCACGGACTTTATCGATAATAGCGTCACGCTGTGCGCCTGTGAGCGTATCTAATAGGATCTCACTTAAGAAGTCTTGGATGACCTTTGGAGTATCTGATCGTTTTAAGTCCAAGCCCATGGCTTTTACTTTGCCGGGCGTGCCGTGAGTATCTAAACGATGTCCTTCCATATCATAGATCAACACGGCATAACGTTTCTTCTTGATAAACAGGCCTTTGAGTGCTACAAGTTCACGACCACCTTTGATCAGTTCACCTTGGCGTCGCGGAGTATGAAAAGCACGCTCACAAAATGCGGGAAAACTTTCGTTGACTTGATCGGCGATGCTGTCATACAAGCCCACTGCTATATCTTTGTTCCATTCCATCTTACCAGCCTCAACATCTGCACGGACCATTGGATACGCACTGAAGTAACACGAGTCAGTATCACCATAGATAATCGCTTCACCTACATGATCATACTTGCCTGTTATACATTCATTAATATAGGCATCCATGTGCTTGGCGATAGTCCTACCAGTAAGTGTTGTAGACTGTCCGATACGCTTGTCGAAGAAACGGCACCCTGGATTTAAGATAGCACCATACAGTGAATTCAAATTAATCTTCTTAACTAACTGACGTTTGTCCCAGAACGCTGTGTCTTCATCAGTCGTGGCTTCTTTTTTCTTGGCCTGCATTTCTTTACGTTCTGCATACCAACGTTCTAGTAAGCCAGGTATAACACCTTTGCGTTCATTGTTAAAGATAGTACCGTTAGCTGAAAGTATCCATGGTTTATTACTGTCAAAGATCAATCGCCAACAGTCTGCGGCACTTAGGACGTCACTGGTACCATTGGCCCAATCAATGGTAATCTCTGTACCAACTTCACCATTCATGACTGCGGCGTATTCCAACGATCCAAACAAACCTTCCCAGGCGTCAGCGAATGACGAACCTCCTGTTTGTTTCTCTTTGATATAGTGTTCAGTCATTACAGGACGCAGTTGTCCTACAATAGTCTCTGGACCCATGTTCAACGCACGAATAGCTGAAGGATATAGTGAGTTAATGTCAATAGCACCAATATAATCATGCATACCTGCTTTTGGAGTCGCTACATACGCACCTGCCGCCTGTGTATCAAACTGTTCATCACGATTGCGATTTGGCACGATCATGCCCAGCTGATGTGCTTCATTGATGATAGCCTGTTCTGTAACTGCTACCGCACCCATGGTAGTCTGTAGTAGCACAGTGTTATCATGCGCCAACTCATTGGCTAGATCTAAGAAGCGTAGTTTCTTATCTAGTTTGTGTAACAAGGCAGTATCTTGACGGTTATACTCGATAAACTTAGCAAAGTCTTTGTTATATAATTGATCTAGTGTGCCCTCATATTGTGTTTTACTTTCACCTAGTTCGTATTCTGAAATAGCATCTAGACTATAACTGTGTCGTTCTTCATAGGTGTATTTACGATACAGTTGCATATAGTCCATATGCACACGACCAATAAGATCAAAGGTCAAGTTAGCTGCACCAAAGCGTTCAAATTCACGCTGTTTAGGGAACTGACCCCATAAGCAGAATCTGCGTGTGTCATCTTTGCTCAGCACACGATTGGTACGCTGTACCATATATGGAATGTCAAAGCCCTCTGAGTTCCAACCTGATAATATATCAGCATCGTCGATCAAATCCAAGAACGTTTTAAGTAGGTCTTCTTCACGTTCCATAAGGAAACAGTTATCATACTGACGACAGATTTCTTCAGCGGTTTCCCAGCTCATGCTCTTAGGCGGAATCACCATGGTTACTAGTTTGTCTAGCCAATCTAAGTATACTGATACCGCAGTGATAGGATTGAATGGATCTTCTGGACGACTGAATCCTCTGACAGGGTCAAAGTCTACCTCAATGTCAAAGAACGCTGTTTGTAGTTTAGGGGATTTCTGTCCAAGATAATTTTCTTCTAGACAGCGGAACACGGGATTGATATCACTTTCCCAGATGCGCTTACCACTATTGATTTTAAGTTCCTTGTGGAACTCTTTGCCTATGCGTGTTGAGAATCTCGACACTGGTGTATCATAGATAGTGCGGAACTTACCGCGAGGATCATCATAATAAAAAGTATAATTAGCAGGAAACTCTTTATACTCTCTTTGCCCATTTACACGCTCAACGATATAAATGCGATCTTTTGTTCTATCGAACAATGCGTCTACGTAACTCATCTTTTTCCTTTTTGTGCGACTTCTAGCTCACACACACTCTTCATGCCCAAGGTGGGCGTTTTATTAATTATACAGCAATCTAGCATAACCTACAAGATCAACTATGAAAATAGTTAGGCTGGTCATAAACAATCCAAAACTTCCTCTGCTCAATGCTGAATACATGCTGATAGCTAAACAGCAAAAGAATAGAGGATAAACTATTAAAAATGGTACATCGGGCACAGTAGCGGCAAATGTTACTACCACGATTATATTTAGAAACCAATTAAAGACTTCTAAACATAGTCTGACAGGGTGACCGTGCCAATCTCGCTTGATAAAATTAACTGTTGCGTGCCAATCAATCAAACTGTGCGACCAACTGTTTCTAAGATATCTGTTAAGGTTTCGTGATCAGCGTTAGTTTCAGTTAATTTTGATTTTTGGGCGATCTTAATAGCTTTTTTTAGGATAGCTGGTTTGATTTCTAGTTCTTCTGCTACTGCTTTTACAGTATCATTCAAGCCTGCGCTCAAATCTTCTACTTCTTGTAATACTGCAATCCCTTCGTTAATTAATTGAGTTAATTTAGCTTTTTGTTCGCCTGAAAACATTTTTGATGCCATGATTGGCTCTCCTTGATTGAAAAATTAATTATACTATAATTATATATCTGTGTCTACCGGGATTCAAAAAAATCTATAATCGGATCTACTATTTCTTTTTTGACACGCTCTTTTATTAATTGGATATTAAAAAATAAATGATGATTGTGCAGTGTTTTTTCGATCGTTAATTTATCATATTCTACATACTTGAACAGTTTTATATTATCTACTATCTTTTTAACCCTGATTAATTTATCATGATAAGTATCATAACTTTCATCAAAGAGATTATCATAGGTTTCAAATCCTTGATTACGTAAATACTCTAGTAATCCTGCCTGCCCAAAAATCATGAAAGGATGATAAAATGCGATAGGTTTAAAACTTTTTTCAGTTATGTGCAATAGTTTAGTATCGTCTACTAGAGTTTCTGATACTAAACTAAAATAAGTTTGATCATACCAATTTGGATTGAAGTACCTTTGATTTTGTCCTGTGAGTTGCTCGCCTGGTCTACCCCAAAAATTCGCAAGAGCATCTTCTGGCAGATATTTTCCTAATCTTTCAATATAACTGTAAATAAACTCGTCTAAATATTCTCCAACACGATCAAACAGCAGATCATGACTTTCTTTGCGTAGGCCCATGGGCATTAAGGCTTTTTTGGAATAATTCCTATTGGGAACATATTGATCATAGCCTTTTCTATAATAGAGTAACGCTTCGTGGTACCAAAACCAGTTTGGATTAATCAGTTTGAAAGAATTTGGCAAACTTAATTCATCAACACCCCATAAAAGATCTATTATCAAAGGATATCCTTGTTGATGTAGTTCTTTATACCAACGGTCTGTTGTAAGATTTGAAACTAAAAGTGAATTAGCTTTTTCTGGTATTTGATCTTCTATATACACTATATTAAAATATTCTGATATCAGATCTGTAAGTGCTACCTGATGGAAACTGGTCCAATTGGTTTTGGATAAAACTAAATTTGGTTTCATGAAATCCTACATTTACGCAATATTTTGGTAGCTGTTTGAAATTGTAAAGCCAGATCATCATATAGGTCTTCTGGTGGTCGCTCGGCATAGGCACGACTCATGTAGGCCATTTGGCCCATATCGCTGTAGTAAACTTCAGTGGGCCAACGATACTTACCCCATTCCATGCTGTTGATTAATAGGCATTCATCACCTACATTTTTCAACATTTCTTTTTTAGCTTTAACTGGAAGATTAACACTGCTGAGTAATTTAACACCTACTGGCACGGTATTGACTTTTGGTTTATCTAGATAGTGGGCAAACAAATGCACTACATAGGCTTCTAGTTCGTGCGCCAAATTTATTGTAAGCTCGCATTCTGCCCTGCGAACTAAATCATAGGATTCTCTGACATAGATATCCCAGTTGGACATTATGCGCCTGTGTCTGCGTCCGCTAATGCTTGAGCCAGTGCTAGGCCTGTAATTGCGTCGGGTGCTGTCACAGTATATTCTTTATCATTGATTACAAAAACCATTTCCATCATTTTTTCTTCCCCCTGCGCATGTTGATTTGCCAGCGTGCTAGTTGTCCTTTACGTCCTGGTGCCTTGGCAGCTTTTTCTAGCTGTGCCATTGTAGCGCCTTTGGGTATACCATGGCGTTGGCTATCACCTGGGCGTCCTGGACCTCGACCATCTGCAAAGTTTTCTGTTATAGGACCACCTTCTATCCAAGCATCACAGGTTCGCTTACTTGCACATTTAAATTTTAAAAATTTACAATAGCCTAATTGTCCGGCATCTACAGAATCCATGGCACTTGATCCTGGTTCACTACCAATACCTTTGGCTATACAGGCCTGCATATCTTTAGATACATCAAAAGCCCCGCAGTTGCCACAACGGTTCTGTTTGACTGACGCTATATCTGAAGTGTTCCATTTGTCTGCTAGTTCTGCCCAGTATTCATTGTTAGGTAGATTGGGATTAAGCGGACCGTAGTGATATTCATCTATGGCCTTTTGTCTGTTCTTTAAATTAAGTGTGATATCCTGTGTTGCTGGTGGACAACCTTGTTCTGCTTCTGATAAATTTTCAGCGACATACTGTTCTAAGTGCTCAACAACATCACTGGCACGTATGGCCTTAGCATAATCTTCTGGTCGGTCGATATCGTGTAGAGTAAAGCCTAGACGTTTCAGCAAAGGCATCATACGATGTTCTTCTTCTTCACTGCCAAATGCGAATACTGTATGTGGAACACCTCGATTAAATGTTCTAGGGTCAGCCTTGTCTAAGGCAGGTACTGCCATGCCTAGTTTATACCAATCATATACATCACTGACATTTACTAAGGTAGTGCCGGCTGGAAAAGGAATAGGATCGCTGGGATCTGATTGCATGTCTCTTTCGTAGTCAGCTGATTCGTTATTTTTCTTACGACCAGCACAGTGTGCCTTTTGGCTGAAACCTTTTGGGTTACTACAGTTGATACTCTTTTTGTATTTTTTGCTCCATTCCTCAAACACTATAGGTTTAAGCGCCATATACTGCGGAAATTGCTGATTAAATTCACGCATGATCACGCCAGCTTCTGCGTTGGCTTGATCTTCTTCGGGACTACCTGTAGCTCCACTGTCTGCATCTAATTGATCGTTTACGCCCTGTGCATAATG